TGAAGATAATAGACGTAAAGGTAGGAGTTGGGATATACCACTTTTAAATAACAAATTTATTATGTTTCCATCAACTAATATGTATTACTTAACTAATAATCAAAAAGATTCATTAAACTTTGTCCAAACAATAACTTATGAATATATCTAATTATTATTGGTATTTTAGTGGTGTATTAACACCTAGATTCTGTGACGATGTTATAGAATATGCTAAATCACAAAAAGAAGTTATGGCTAGAACTGGTAACTACGGTGATAGAAAATTAAAAAAAGAAGAAGTATTAGATTTAAAAAGAAAAAGAAATTCTGATTTAGTTTGGTTAAATGATACGTGGATATATAAAGAAATACATCCCTATGTACACCAAGCTAATAGAGATGCTGGTTGGAATTTTGATTGGGAAAGATCTGAGTCTTGTCAGTTTACAAAATATAAACACAATCAATATTATGATTGGCATTGTGACGGTTGGGATAAACCTTATGATAGAGAAGGACCTGAAAAAGGTAAAATTAGAAAACTATCTATGACTTGTCAATTAACAGATGGTTCAGAATATAAAGGAGGAGAATTAGAATTTGATTTTAGAAACTATGATCCACATATGAGAGATGAATCAAAGCATAGAAAACAATGTAAAGAGATATTACCAAAAGGTTCTATTATTGTATTTCCTTCATTTGTGTGGCATAGAGTTAAACCAGTAACATCAGGCACAAGATATAGTCTTGTTGTTTGGCATTTAGGAAAGCCATTTAGATAATGTATATAAATAATTATTTTAATACGACCATTTGGTCAGAACAAAAATTAGAGTTTGTTAAATCATTAAACAAAGCAAGTAATAAATATATTACTGATGCTCGTAAAAGAAACAAAGAACATATAAAAAAACATGGTGACTTTGGACTATCTCATCACTCAACACCATTAACAAAAGACAATGACTTTTTAGATTTTAGAAATTATGTTGGTCAAAAATCTTGGGAATATCTAGATCATCAAGGTTATGATATGTCACAATACACTACCCTGTTCAGTGAACTATGGGTACAAGAGTTTGCTAAAAAAGGTGGTGGTCATCATTCTGCACATATCCATTGGAATCAACACGTATCAGGATTCTATTTTTTAAAGTGTAGTGATAAAACATCATATCCTATTTTTCACGAACCAAAAACTGGTGCAAGATGCACAAAATTAAAAATGAAACCAGATATTAAAGGTGTATGGGGTGGAACTGAACTTATACATTTTAGACCTACACCAGGCACATTAATTATATTTCCAGGTTATTTAGAACACGAATATGCAGTAGATTTTGGTATTGAACCATTTAGATTTATACATTGGAATATACAAGCTGTGCCAAAAGAAATGGCTAAAGATGTTTAAAAAGAAAAAGTATACAATTATTCGTCAAGCAATATCAAAAGATTTGGCTAGCTTTGTTGCAAATTATTTTTTAATGCAAAAACAAGTTTATGATACTTGTAGACAAGCAAGATACTTTTCTCCATTTGAAAATATTATAGGTTACTACGAAGGTAAAAATGAACAGATACCAGAAACTTATAGTCAATATTCTAATATAGCTATGGAAACTTTAATGCTTAAATGCCAACCAGAAATGGAAAAAGCAACAGGATTAAAATTATATCCTGCTTATACTTATGCAAGAATTTATAAAAAAGGTGATGAATTAAAAAGACACAAAGATAGATTTAGTTGTGAGATATCAACCACTATGAATCTTGGAGGTGATGATTGGCCTATATATTTAGAACCAGATCCAAAAAAAGGTGGTGTAAAACCAGGTGTTGGATATATATCTGATAACACCAAAGGTATTAAAGTAGATTTAAAACCAGGGGATATGTTGGTTTATTCTGGCTGTGAGCTAGAACATTGGAGAGAAAAATTCAAAGGCAAAGAATGCATACAAGTTTTTCTGCGTTATTAGGATTTGACTCTTTTGCGGCACTACCCATTTCAGCTTCAGGTAATGAAGGAAATGTAACACTTAGTGTTACAGGTAATCAGCTTACAATTAATATTGGAGACCCAGGAATCACTGCTGATTCTGTTACAGAAATACCTAATCCAAATCCACTTACTTTAGGTACAGGTACTGTTACCCTTAATATTGATGTAGATTTTACAGTTACTGGATCTGGTATTACTTTAGCTACTGGAACTGTTATAGCAACGGCTGGAGCAGACGTATCAGTTAGCGGAAATAATGTTGTAATTTCTTCAGGAAATGTTACAGTGACGGCTGACGCAAACACTGAGCCTAGTGGCATAGATTTAACCCTAGCTACAGGAACAGCACAAGCAATAACATGGAGTGAAATAGTCCCAGGTGTTAGTATGACTTGGACAGAAATAGACCCAGGAGTATAAAATTATGGCATCAACGTATTCAAGTGATACAAAATTAGAATTAATTACAACCGGTGAAAAAGCTGGTCAATGGGGTGGTATTACTAATACTAACCTACAAATTTTAGAACAAGTAGCATCAGGTGTTTTAGATGTCGATATGGCATCTTCAGATGTAACACTAGCTTTAACTGATGGAGCTACTTCTAACGGAAAAAATCAATATCTTAGACTTTATGGAACTTTAGCGGCTAATAGAACAATAACTATGCCATCAGGTTCTGATAGAGTTTGGATTATGAAAGACGATACTGATAGAAATGGAACTAACAAATATACTCTAGGAGTTTTAACTGCTAGTGGCACTACTCAATCTATTCCTGTCGGAGCAACAGTTTTATGTAGATCAAACGGAACCCAGACCCTTATAACAATTTTAGATAGAGGAGCTATTTCTATTAATAATACATATTCTGCTTATTTAGCGGTGGCTGGAGATCAAATTTTTGTAGACACTACTTCTGCAGTAGTTACAGTGACATTACCTGCTTCACCAGCGGTAGGCGATGAAGTTACTATAGTTGATTCTAGAAACTATTTTGCATCAAATGCTGTTACTGTAGATAGAAATGGAAAGCCTATTAATAATGGGACTTCTAATGCCACTTTAGGTACAAATGGGATGGCAGCTACTTTTATATATGTAGACGCTACATGCGGTTGGAACTATAAGAGTAAAGCAACATAAGGAGCGTAGCATATGGCTCTTTTTGAAATGAAATTTCAACCAGGTGTCAATAAACAAGACACTGGTGTCGGCGCAACAGACCGATGGATTGATTCAGATAATGTAAGATGGAGATATGGACTTGCTGAAAAAGTAGGTGGCTGGGCTTCTTTACTTACAGACACTATTCATGGTGTGGCCAGAAGACAAATAGCTTTTACAGATTTAGAAGGAAATAGATACGTTGGAATAGGAACGGATAAATTTTTATTAATTTATTTTGAAGGAGCACTTTATGATATTACTCCTTGGAGGACTACTTCTTCCGGAACTCAAGTTACTTTTGGGGCTTCTACTATCACTACTAATAGTACTGCTCCCGGTACTTCTATAACTATTACTACAGGATCTGCTCATGGTTTAGAAATAGGAGACATTGTAGCTTTAGAATCTGTTACTATGCCTACTGGTTCAGGTATAAATAAAAACAATATTGAATATACAAGTAGTGATAAACAAGTTTGTCAAGTTGTAACCGTTCCAAGTAACGTTACATTTACTATTACATCTCCAACAGCTGAAACTGCAGGAGGTGGTTCAGATTTAACTTCAGGAAGTGCATGTATTGTATCTCCTTATCAAAGAGTAGGACCTTCAGAACAATCTTATGGTTATGGATTTGGAATTGGAGACTATGGGGGAACAGTCACAGGATCAGAATCTAATCAATTAGACGGAGCTTTAAATGCTGATACTGCTGGTACTGGTGGATCTGGTACAGCTGTTACAGTAGACTCTACTACAGGTTTTCCTTCTACAGGAACTATTGCAGTCGGCACAGTGCCTACAGCTGAGTTAATTACTTACACAGCAACTAACGCTACAAATTTTCAAAACATTACTAGAGGAGCTTTAGGAACAGCAACTCCTGGAACTTCAAATGGACAAGCTCATTTGGATAATACCGCTCTTCAAAATGCAACTAAATGGACTAACTGGGGTGATGCAGTTAATGCAACAACAGTTACTTTAGAACCAGGACTTTGGTCTTTAAGTAATTGGGGACAAGTTTTAGTTGCAACAGTTGCTAATGGAAAAACATATACATGGAACTCCGGAGTAAGTGGAGACACAAAATTTACAACACGTGCTTCTATGAACACAACAAGTTATGTAACAGCTATTAGTAGTGGTGATGGAAATCCAACAGCTAGTAGATTTACTTTAATATCTCCAACGACAAGACACTTAGTTCATTTTGGAACAGAAACTACATTAGGGGATTCAAGTTCCCAAGATGATATGTTTCTACGGTTCTCTGATATTAATGCTATTAATACTTTTGCACCAGAAGCAGACAACAGCGCAGGAGATCAAAGACTTCAAGATGGAACAAAATTAATGGGAGCTATTGTTGCTAAAGAAAACATTCTAGTTTGGACCGACAATGCTCTTTATACTATGAAATATGTAGGTGCTCCTTATACTTTTGAATTTGAACAAGTAGGGACTAACTGTGGATTAATAGGCCAAAACGCATGCTGTGAAATAGATGGTGTTGCTTATTGGTTAAGTAATAATGGATTCTTTTCTTTTGATGGTACCGTTAACTCTTTACCTTGTGTAGTAGAAGATTATGTATTTGATGACTTTGCTACAACTAAAGGTCAACAAGTATATGCAGGAATTAATAACCTATTTACTGAAGTTATTTGGTACTACCCATCATCAAGTGCAAGTTATAATGATAAATACGTAGTTTATAACTATGGAGAATCTGGCAGACAACCAGGAGGTATTTGGTATACAGGAATTAATACTAATTCTATTAGAACCACTTTTATTGATGCAACAATTTATCCAAAACCTCATGCTACTCAATTTAATAGTTCATCGGCTGGTACTTTTCCCGATGTAGTAGGAGCTTCAGGACTTGGTCAAACAGTTTATTTTGAACATGAAGTA